TTAAAGAACTCCCCAACTTGTGACATAAACAAATGGTTTGGCAGATCCTTGGAGCCGCCAAATATCAAACGCTGATCGTGGAAAGCAACGCTTCTTGCAAATCCCCTTTGGCTACAGAATACCTGCTCTTTCCATGTGTCTCTGGCATTTGTGTTTGCAACCGCTGCGCTAAAAGTTCCAGTTATCTCTGTGCCTGAAGTATGGCCGGTAATGTTAATGTGAACAACAGTGCCGGCAGAATCTGTAAACTCTAACTTATCTCCAACATCACTAGCACTAAACACAGAAGAGCTTGCTGTGAATGTTTGAGATCCTGTGCCTGTACTTGCAGGAGTAATAGTAATCGATGGCGCAGAGAACCTAAAATAAGGCTGCAAGGTTTTGCCACTAGAGACATCAAAAGCGTATGCGGTCCTACTAAAGGTATTTGCAGATGTTCGTGTCAGCTTTTGCATTGCCATGTCAGGATGCACGACAATCATAGTATCGCCGGACTGAGACACCTTTAACTGCCCAATCATAGCTGTAGTCCAAGGGCAGCCAGTTATAGTCTGCACAATCGTAGTTGGGCTAGAGGCGTCAACTACTTCCAGCTTTGTGTTAGAAAAGAGAAGTATATAGGCTTCATCCTCGTCATAAACGTAGGGTTCAGCCTGATATGTCGTATTGGTTAGGGTCTGTAGATAGCGAAGACCACCTCTACGACGAATACCGCCCTGTGAAAGAATGCGATAGTTCTCAAGATCCTTTACGCCATTCTTATAGGCATTGGCATCAACCCTTGCCGTAAAGAGTGGTGTTAGCTCCCCTGACGTAAAGTTGGTGTAGAACTGTCTAAGCAGAGCCATTTCATTATGTGCCTTCTATTTCTTGAAAGATCCCATTTCCAAGTCTTGCACGATGGAATCTGCTCAACCGTAGACCTTGTGTTGTTACCTGCTGGCTGTCTCTTGCCTTGGCCCTGCGAAACTGAGCATCAGCAAGCGTAGTGTACGAGCTTGCAACATCTGCTTTGCGTGTCACTGACAAAGCCAATACAGATGCAAGACGGAAGATTACCCACATGGTAAATGTCGGGGGCCAGTACTGCGTCTCTGGTCGGAAGACATAGTTAAGAACTACCGTGTCTTCTGCTTGAGCATTGATATAGATGTAACGCTCATAGATATCATAACGCTGAGGAACATCTTCTATGGTGACTGTAATGACTTGCAGAGTCTCTGGATTTGTAGGGAGAGCATAAGCTGCATCCCAGCGATCAACAGGAACATCTGTGAGGCGAGATAGCGTCTTCTGACCTGTTGCAAAGTTCCAGTTATGCTGACTGAGGCAGTCTGCGACAACATCTTCATAGATAGTGTTAGCTACCAGAGCTTCATCAGTAGCATCAGTAAATGAGGTCAATGGCTCCAAACCGATCAGAACCATTGCCTTTTGAGCTACTTCAATATCGGTAGATGGAGTTGTTGGCATTCTTTAGCGCCCCATATTTCTAGGAGACTTCTTTTTGTTTAAGCATTTTCCTGCTGCACGACACTTTGCTTTTGTCGGGCATGTTGGGCAGTTCTTAAATCCTGCGTGCATTATGCACTTCGCCGCTTGGAAGCAAGGATCTTTTCCTGAAGCTCTTTAGGAAGAGTTTTTTGCTTTGCAGTAAGAGCGGGCTTGCCCATAGTTTTGCTGGTTTTTTTATTACCCTTGCCTTTGCCGTACATCAGTAGCTCCCGCCTTTGCGTGGCTTAGGCTTTTTGATTGGCTTCTTTTTCATTACCTAGCTCCCTTACGAGGGTTGTTTCTGCCTTGGGTGGTTCCTGTACTCCCCATGCTACGAATTAACCTGTTCATAGGAGAGTTTGGATTTGGCATATTATAAATCCCAAGCAATTCTTTTTTTGCGCCAGATGCTGTTGTACGAACAACGCTAAGCATCTTGTCTCCGCTTGCTTGAATTTTTTGAGCCTTCGCCACCAGACGTCGCATTGCACGATGCTTGAATCCAGTGCCAGGGAAATCCCTCTGCGACCTCTGGGAAAGTGGAGTTGGAGGTTTTGCATGCTTCATCAAAGCACGCATTTGATCGAGACCCTTGTAATCAGACATCAGCCAGCGCTCTTTCCAACGGTTACATTCTTGCCAAATGTGACTGTGCCGTTGCGGCGTTTGACAGTCTTGGCAGACGAGGAAGGGGCAGCTTTCGCTGCCGCCTTCTTTTTTGCTGGGGCCTTAGCCATTAACGACTATCCGTTGTCATACTCACGATATCGCCGGTATCGACGGTACCGCCAGAGTTAGAAACAACGGTTGCAATGCCAAAGCCGTTTGAGGCGTTGACAAAGATAACGTCGCCAACATTGATCTCACTGGACTTGCTGTTGAAGTACCCAGCGGTATCAATGGTGTTCAGGTTGTCTCCAGTAGACACATAGTGCCAGATATGGAAGCCATTGCCTGAATAGTTAACCAAGGTGAAGTTTGCGTCTGTATAAGCCATCTCAACTCCTCCTTATTTCTTCAGCTCAAGTTCGAAACAACCTTCAGCATCGATCAGGGTAGCGTTCATCTGCATCTTGTTCAGAACAAAGTACGCATCCTTATCGTTGTGATACTGCATGTTGGACGAAACATCAGCGCCGATTGCATGGCCCACAGAACCCTGATGCCAAGCAAAACACTTACGGTGCGTGGTGCCAGTAGCATCAGAACCGTTGGTCTCACTAAGGCCAGAGAATGGGAACCACATGAAGCCAAGCCACTCTTTGGCGGTCATAGCGTTATTGAAAGGAAGGTCTCCTTCGCCAACGTAGTTGGTGCGAGAGAACTCATCCAGATCAAGAAGCTGTGACCACTGCTCCCAGCCAACGGCAACATAACGCTGACCATCATCAGGAACATTATTATTGCCAAAGTTCTCCATTAGCTGGAAAGCCCAAGCAAGCGTAATGCCATTCGATGTTTCATTGTGGGTGGAAGTGGTGGTATCCATAGCTGCCAGAATGAGATCGTCGGTCTTACGGCCAAGTGCATATGCACCAGACTGCTGAGCGACAAGCATCTCATCATGGTTGATACGGAGCTGATCAAGATCATCTACCCACTCACCAGCGAAATAGTCCTCAAGGGTTACGCTGACGTTTGTGTGAGCAAGATTCATAGGTGCGACATTACCATGCCGCGCTTTGGTAGTAGCAAAGCCCTTACCGATTTTTTGGAACGTGGTCTTATTCTTGACCCCATTCGCAGTACGAATGGTGTTCCTGAGCTTGGACCCCATGCGCTGATAAGCCATGTGGACGCCAGACTCAAACTCCTCGATAAAGGAAGTGCTAATGGATGGTGTAGCCATTATACCCTCCTCGGGTTTGGTCGAGTTGATACAAGTTCGATTCTAGTCTGGTTATCCGTCAGCGCAGGGTCCGAAGATTATCCATTGCTTTAGGGCCTTCTAGTACAAACAACATGTCACAATATTCTCAGCTTGTTAATTCACATTAACTGTTACGCCGAGAATATTGATCGAACCCTGCACGAACCTTGGCGATAAATGCAGGATCCTTCTCCTTCCAATACTTAGGATCATTTTGCATAGTCCTAAGTTCATCCAGAGAAAGAACTTCCTGAAACTCTGTTTCAGAAACCATATTGAACTGTGGCTGACCATTCAGCTCCATCAGCTCTTCAAAAAGTTGCACCATACCGGCAGATGCAGGAATGTTGGCAAAGACCTCATAGCCTTCTTGCGTCAGGCTACCCCTCGCCCAGCCGTCTACACGGTTCAGTCGATCTTCTGCATACTCACCAAGGGTCTCTGATTCCTGAGTCCAATCAGGCCCACGTTGGAGATCTGCCTGTGCATATTCATTGATAAGTCCATCGAACTCATCTTGGGACAGGCCATACTCGTGAGCCTTGCCCTTAAACCAGCTAAGAAGAGGATCATCAGCGTCAACAGTGTACTCCATGCCTTCTGGTGCTTGAAAGTTGACATCATAGTCAGCAGGGCTGGCAGGAGCATCTTTCATTGCATCCTGATTGATCTCGTCAATAATCTGCTCACGCAGATCATCTTTACGCTGATAAAATCCACGCTCAAGCTCACCATAGCTTTTCGCCATGTCCTCTGGGGTCTTGAATTTTTCTGGAAGCCAATCTGGCCTATCGGTAAATGATTCTTCTGGCTGATCCTGCATCTCGACATTGCCGTAGGCTTCTTTGCCGGCTTGCTCTGCCTGATCTTGTGGATCTGCTATTTCTTGAAGTTCCTCACTCATTTAACAATCCCATTTCCTTAGTGCTTTGTTGATACGGCTATTAGGGTCGTTTCTTGTCTTTTCAGAAGTCAGCTTCTTCTTCATACCTTTCATACGAGCGCAGAAAGACCTACGTCTTGCCGCTTTTTTGGGGCTTTTCTTTGCTTCCTTTGCCGAAACTGGGCGCTTGATGTTTTTCCCCTGCCTTCGCAACGAACGCCTTCCAGCTTCGTTGAGGCCGCCCTCTGGGTTTTGTCCTTCCTTGCGCTGCCATGCTGCTGTCTTTGCCATCAGTTCCCGACCTTTTTCATAGCCATCTTATGTGCCTGAGTAAAGGTTGCGCCGCCCATCATCTTCTTGGTCATAAAATCCATATGAGCCTTAGTGTGATGCTTACGGTGCTTTTTCATCGTTGCCTTCTGCCTATCAGTAAGCTGCTTCTTTTTATCTGCCATCATGTCCTCGCATATGTTGGCTTCTTGCCGCCGCCAGAAGGATTGGTGGCTCTCTTGCGCTTTGTTGCACTTCTCTTTTCAGATGCAGTCATTTTTGCAGCTTTAGATGCGGGAACGCATTTGGGGTACTTTCTGCCATCACCCATTTTGCGACCGCACTTTGGATGCTTGCCGTCTTTCTTCGTCGATATGTCTACCCAGTTTTCACCAAACCACTTAGTCAGGCTCATTTGTACTTGCCGCCCATCTTCTTGTACTGCTGAACCAACTGGCCGCTTGCATATGCACTGGGCCACTTCTTCACCCTTGCTTTTACAATAGCCTTCGCTCTTGCATAAAGACTAGGATTTGCAGGTTTAGCCATCCACTTGCTTCCTTCCCTTTTCACAACGAGCCTTCATAATTGCAACAACCCATCTTGACCCTTCTGCATGGGCTAATACTTCGATATTTGTTCCTGCAGGATGGATACTCTGCGTTGTGATGCCCTCAAGGTACTGTAGGAAATCTTTTCCAATGCCTGAGCCAAAGAGAGCATAGGCCTTAGAATTAAGGTCAGCTTCAACGTCACCGGTATATCCGCGACCATCAATAGAAATCGTTCCACGTTGCTTACTCACTGCGGCCCCTGTTGTGCTTGCATAAGCTGCTGCAATGTTTCTACGTTACCCTGCACTTGCTGTGGGTCTGCAAGCAGCTCTTCCATGATCCCAAACTTCTGCGCCAGATACTGAACAACCTTTTCCTGATTGTACAGGACAGGCGTAATCTCAGGGCCAAAGGTGGAGGCGACAGTTTGCTGAAACCGTACAAAATCA